GACCAGTTCCTCGATGCTGACGCCCTGCAATACGCCAAGCACATTGACGAGTGTGAGACAATCCCTCCCGCCACCGCAGACGAGGTTCGGGCATTCGATGCCCTAGTCACGGAGGTGCTCGACAAGATCAACACCATGACGATGGACGAGTTCTATCAGAAGACGAGCGACCTCCAAATTAGCGGACACGTGCGAGACTCGCACTATTTCAAAGTCGCGCTGGACACGCACATCGTGCCAGCAGACAAGATTACGCGCGACTCGCCGCTGAAGTTCGCTCGTGCAATGGCACACGCACGGTCCAAGGGGAGTAACGGAGCACCCATGAAGGAACCTCTTAAGGAGGGCCTCATGGCCACCCACGCTGACATCTGCTGGGATTCCGTGAACGACGAGGCCCATGCGGTGATGCCGCCCACAACCGCGAAGGCGGTAATTGATTCTTTGAACGTGCAGTTCAAGGATCGTAGCAGGTGCAAGCCACTGCACCCTGCCACCATGCACATTTTGGCCTCCGGCTACCCTGCCGTGGAGTGGACTGGTGACATCACCGTCCAGGACGCGATCTCGGACGTGTTCCGATCGCTGATCCTCTGCAAGGGTGTCGGATGGCACCTGCGCCCAGGCATTACCAGCAAAGCCCAGTACGTGGCCGACGCGATGTCGCGCGTCGAGACGGTCACAAGACTGGCGATGCTGATGGTAACGCCGTACGACATTTTGTCGCACGCGAGCCCATGGGAGCTGTACCAATGCGGCTTTGTCTTGCCGGAAGTCCTCAAAGTGAAGAAAGAGGCCCACAAACGCTCCAAAGTCCGCGAGGGACGATGGCGCGTTATATGGCAGACTTGTATATCTGCCGAAATCCTGTGCAGGTTCGTACATGGGAAGCAGAACTCAGCCGAGGTCTGCGCGTACCAGAACGGCCTCACGCATTCTGCCGAATTCCCAACGTTCGGCAATGCCACAGGTATGGGGCATGACGACATCGGACTTGCGCGCACTGCCGCCGCCATACGGCGCTTGATCGAGCTGCTGACCGCTGCAGGTTTTGCGGCCGACCGCAAAGGTTGGGACCTCAGCATCACCCGCGCTTTGTGGGTGGCTGACGGGCTTTTGCGGGCGTACTTGGCGGAGGCTGGGGGTTGTCCCCCCAGTCTCATTGAGGCACAGCTCAAGATTGCCCTCATCTTGTCGGCGCACGTCGTGCACATCGGCTCGATGTTGTACGCTGTCGACATCCTGGGCATCATGGGCTCTGGCACGCTTTCAACAGCGGCCAGCAACGGCCACATGAACATGGGCGCTTCCATCGATTGCGCTGTCAACAAGTTGCTGCACGACCTCAAGTTCCAGGCACTTCTGGCCGACCAGAAGTGGGAGGAAATGGTGGTCTACGTGCGCGACTACCTCTCCCTCGTCATGGGGGACGACAGCGTGAACGCTGGCAACATCGACGCAGGGCAGTTTGTGGAGCACCACGCCAAGCTCGGGATCGAAGTCACAGGTGCAGAGAAGGGCACGTTGCCCTCGCTTGGTAAGGAGCGAGGTGCCGTGCCATTCACTTCTCACCTGTACGACCTAGATCACGCAGCGGACAAGCCTGCAGGTGTGTTTGACAACCACCTCAAGCTCGCGTGGCGGCTTGCCTTGCTCGACAGCGAGAAGGTCTCCCGGGATCAGGCGATGGGCATCCTCTTTGCCTGCCGCCACTCTCCCTTCCTTCCTCGCATCAAGACCATGCTCGGCGAGATCAATCCCGAGTATGGCGACCTCGACTACCTCGAGGGGTCCAATCTGGACCTCTCGGGCTTTCTCTAGTGTTGAGGTGCCACACACAACTAATTGGCGTATTTTCCATACACGCCGGGTGGGGCCGTAGATTAGATTCGGCAGGCCGTAGATTAGATTCGGCCAACCTTAGTTTCTTTGGCAGGCCGTAGATTAGATTCGGCTGGGTGGTTTAGTTGTGTTCATGCTGACCGTTGTCAGGCATAACTATAATTTGCGTTCATCGCACTCCGCGCTGGTAGATTAGATCCCAGCGCCAATTTCGGCGCCACGGCAACTCATGCCTCCCAAGTGGTACCAACCGCCTTGGCGCGGCCGCCGTCCGTACGCGAAGGCTCGCGCCGCCCCGCCGTGGGCTCAGCAGTCCAAGCAGCCCGCCATATCCAAGGGAGAGAGGCGGCGTCGCGCTCGCCAGGCAGCCCAAGACAAGCTGAAGTCTCTCACTGCGGCTATGTCGCAAATGTCTCTTCCCAAAGCTGGCGGCAGTACGAGGTCCCGCAAGCGTGCTGGAGGCTCAAGAGCCAACTCTCGCCCGTGGACCCTGGACCATGACCAGCCAACGCGCACCGATCATGTCATTGAGCGCGTGGTCACCAATCTTGGGCCAGCGCGCACGGAGCCATACGTGGACGCCTTCGCCGGCGACTACGTTGCTTATAACGGCTTTGTGTGCGTCTTTTGCCCGCGCTACTCCCCAGTCAACATGGCGGTCTTGTCCACGCTCGGTACCGCGACTTTAGACGGCACCGACATGGATGCTAGCGCCCCACTCACACAACGGACCTCTACGCAGGATCCACCACAATACCTCACCAACTCCCCCAGCGATTCCACTGCCATACTGCGTGGTCGCGCTGTTGATGGTCACATGACGATCACAATTAAAATGGGAGCGAGTTCCTTTGCCACTCTACTCGTCACACGACTAACGCGTGCATTGCGCTTCATGACAGTCAGCCAAGCCCGTGCGGCAATGCTTGGTGATCTCCACATGGTGAAGCGGTTCAATATGAAACCTGGCTCTAACACGGTGCGATTCCCTTGTGGAATTCATGACACCGCAGAGTACGGAACCTGGCACACTGGATCGACTCCGGCGCCTACTTCCCAGGATTCTATTAACCAACCCGCTAGTGGTCTCACCTCCTGGATATTTTGCATAGAAGATTATGCTGTGGGCACCCAGGACTTCACACCGCGCATGACTATCACCGCTATGTCCACCATACAAACAGAACTCAGTTTGGCATTAAACCACCTTAAATCGGAGCACCAGACCATACCACTTTCACGTGTAGTAAACACA